CTTTTACTATTTCTGATGGGTCAAACACGCAAACTATAACAGATGGAAACACATTAACGTTTACAGCAGGAACAAATATGCAAGTAGCAGTAAGTGCAACAGATACAGTAACAATTACTAATACTGCACCCGACCCTGTTGCATTAGCTATTGCTTTAGGATAGTATAGGAAACATTATGGCAAATACATTTAAAGTAAAAACAAAAGCAAGTGTAAGTAATAGTTCGTTAGATACAATATATACTGTGCCTTCAAACACAAGTACTGTTGTTTTAGGTATGGCATTAAGTAATAAAACGTCAAGTGCAATAACTGCAGATGTACAATTAGTAAGTAACACAAATGATACAGAAACAAATGCAGATGTTTTTTTACTAAAAGGAGTAGATATACCTGCTAATACTACACTTGAGGTGTTTGGAGGACAAAAAGTTGTCGTGCAAACTACTGATGTTATTAAAGCACAAGCAAGTGCCGCAACGGCATTAGATGTTGCATTGTCAATTATGGAGATAACTTAATGCCTTATCTTGGTTCTGCACCTACAACATCATCACAATCACTTGTTAAACAAGATTTTTCTGTAAGTGCTACAACAAGTTATACGTTATCTCAATCTGTAACTAATGCTAATGATATTGCTTTATTTATTAATAATGTAAGACAAGAACCTACCACAGCATATTCGGCTTCTGGTACAAGTTTAACGCTCACAGAGGCAACAGCAGGTACAGATGATATGTACTGTGTATATATAGGAAGAGCCGTAGGTACAATTAATCCTGCAAATGGTAGTGTTGGAATTGCACAGTTATCAGCGACAGGTACAAAAAACAGTACAACATTTTTAAGAGGTGATAATAGTTTTGCAGAAGCTGGTGGAGGTAAAATATTACAAGTAGTACAAACATTTAAAACTGATACTTTTTCTACTACAAGTGGTTCATTTGTTGATATTACTGGAATGACACTTTCTATTACACCAGCATCTAGTAGTAATAAAATACTTATTCGTGTTGTAATGCAACACGGTGGAACGGCTAATATGTATGGTGGAATAAATGTTCTAAGAGATTCAACACATATAGGGCAATCAACAGCAGTATCTTTGAGTAGTCAAGTAAAGGCTTCTTTTGGATTTAATACACCCCATTCAGCTAATGGACAATATAAAGTATATACTTCTGGATTTGAACTTTTAGATACACCTTCAACCACAAATGCTATAACATATAAACTACAAGTATTTGTACGAGGTGGGGAAACATTTAATCTTAATAGACCTAATGGCAATCAGAATGACCCTCTAATAGTCGGCGGCACAAGTTCTTTAACAGCACAAGAGGTATCTGCATAATGGATTATCATAAAGCTATACGAGCAATACACAATTCAGTAATTACTATTGATGGCAATACAGAAAAAACAATAGTTGCAAAAGACAAAGATGGTAAATCAGTTACTATAGATTGGACAAAGGTTAATGCTTGGAAAGACCCTAATGAGTATCAATATAAAAGGGAACTAGAATATCCATCTATACCAGACCAATTAGATGATATATATCATAATGGAATAGATGGTTGGAAAAAAACAATAAAAACAGTTAAGGACAAATACCCAAAGGAATAGATTATGCCATTAAGTAAAATACAAGCTGAATCAATGAACCTCGCTGATACTTATGCCTTTACAGGCACAGTAAGTGGTGCAGGAGCTTTAACATTAGTAACAGACACAACAATATCTAGTGGTAATAATCAAGCGATATTTGATATTTCATCTTATGATGTTTGTGTACTTGATTTAATTAGATTGATTCATACTACTTCAGCAGGAGCAAACCTAAGAGTAACTTTTGGCACAGCAGTTGATACATTTACTACAAGTTCTGTGTATTCACATTCATTTGACACAACAGTTTACAGTAATGCTCATTATGTTATAGCAAGTAATCCAAGCAGTGCCGCCTATATATCTTTGCACTATGGTGCTAATCAATGGGGTGGGGGTACAGGCGAATATTGTGATGGACGTTTATTTATTACTGGCGGAACATATCCATCTTTAAATTATCATACTGGTCATGTGCATCCACAAGGTATGGCTAAATGCAGAACAGTTGGCAGTGCATTTTGTAATTCATCTTCTAATCATACTCATATAAAAATAGAATTATCAACTGGAACTTTTACAAGTGGTAAAATGAAATTATATGGAGTAAGCTAATGCCTTATATTGGACAACAACCTATAACAGGAAACTTTATAAAGCTAGATGACATTACTGTTGTTAATGGTCAAGCATCATATACTATGCAAAAAGACTCTGCTAATTTTAGTCCTGCAAGTGCAAATCATATGCTTGTTAGTCTTAATGGTATAATTCAAAATCCCGGCAGTTCTTTTACAATTTCAAATCATACAATTACTTTTGCAAGTAATTTGGTAACAGGTGATGTAATAAATTTCATTATGGTATTAGGTGATGTTCTTAATATAGGAACACCAAGTGATAATACTGTAACGAATGATAAGTTAGCTACTGCACCTACACTTATATCAAAAGGAGCGGGTTCAGATTCTGGTGCAATACAATTAAACTGCGAACAAAATACTCATGGAGTAAAGATTAAAGGACCACCGCACTCAGCATCACAAAGCTATACACTTACTTTACCAAGCACAGCACCAAGTGCAAATAAAGCATTGATAACAGATGGTAGTGGTAACTTGTCTTTTGGAAGTGCAGGAGGTTTAGTTAAACTTGCAGAGGTTACAGATTCAACTAATCAAAGTGCTATTGAATTTACAGGATTATATGCTTATGGTGCTACTTATCAAACACTTATTATATCACACTCTCATGCAACAGGTACTGGTGAAATAAGATGCGAAATAAAAGGTGTTAATCAAGGCAGTTATTATAATACAGCATATTATTGGTGTGCAGTTACTGGTAGACCAAATAATAATGTAAATACTTATGGTGTATCAAATGGTAGTTATGGTAAACTTTTAGGTAGTTTTGGTGAATCACATGGATATAGAGGTAATATAATAATTCATGACCCAAGAAATGTTAGTAATGGTTCACGAGTTGCTATTGAATATTTACAAACAGGATGGAATAATGCATCATCTGTGGTAGTTGCACATGGTGTAATAGGTTTAGGAACAACAACAGGAATAGATGCAATTAAATATTATCATGCAAGTTCTAATATGAGTGCAGGTAATGCTGTTTTATATGGAGTTTTAAAATAATGGCAATAATTAGAGCAAACAATAATACTTTATCTAGTGTAACTGCATTACCTTTTGCAACTGGTGGGTTAGTTAAATTAAAAACAACAGATGTTACATCAGCACAACCACTTGTTAACTTTGACAATACAGTTTTTACATCAACATATAAGAGTTATTTAATTAGAATTAATGATTTTGTTTTATCAACAAATACTAATTTTAGATTTGCTGACTCTCCAGATAATGGTTCAACATTTTCTTTTACAGGTAATGGAGGTTATTTTTATAGAACAATCGGAAGTGGTACAGAAGCTGGTGCCGCATGGCCTACAACTACGAACTATTACGAATTTAATGCTTGGAATCATGATGCAACAAGCACTATAAAAACTAATTTTTTAGAACTTCATTTACCATATTTTACACAAGCACAAAATAATAAAATGTATCATGGAACATATATACATCAGAACAATAATGGTACTGCATATTATATATTTTTTGGATTTCAAAGCTCACTTACAACAGCACAGAATTATATAAAATTTATGGGTGCAAGTGGTAATATATCAAAAGGTGTATTTACAGTTTATGGAATAGTAGAATAAAGAAAGGAGGTAAATATGTCTATTTATAAAACAAAAATGGTCAATGGTGTTGAGGTAAAACTTACTGCTGACGAAATCAAAGAACTTGAAGCTAGAGATAAAGCTTGGGCTGATGGTGAGTATGACAGACTTATGGCTAGTATTCGTGAAGAAAGAACTAATTTATTAGCTGAATGTGATTGGATGGGTATGTCAGATGTAACTATGTCTGCTGATTGGAAAACTTATAGACAAAAGTTAAGAGATATAACTAAAGATGTAGATACAGTTGATAAAGCTAAAGCTGTTACTATGCCAGAGAAACCTAAATAATGGACACAAGAACTATACATGATGTTGCGGCAGAGATGGAGGCACATGAACGTGAGTGTGCTGTATATCGTTCTTCTACACAACGCAGTCTTGATAACCTAGAAAGTAGAATCAAACGCTTAGAACTGCTTTCAATGACGAGTACAATATCTATATTAGGAGTAGGATTAACTATAATATTTAAGGTATTCTAATGATAGACCCTATCAGTGCATTTGCTGTTTTAAAAACTGCAACTAATGCAATACAAGAAGCAATAAAAGTAGGTAAAGATTTATCGCAATTAGGTGGTCATGTGCAGAGATGGGCAAATGCAGAAGCAAATATAGATATAGCGGCGGCAAAGAAAGGAAGTTTTGTAGGTAAAGTATTTGGTAAGTTTTCTGCAACAGAACAAACAGCAATTGAAGCCCATTTTCGTAAAGAAGAATTGCGTAGAATGAGAAAAGAAATGCGTGAAATTTTTTTATTATATGGAGATGCCGGGCAATGGGAACGATTACAAGCTGAGATAGCGGAGCATAGAGCCAAAAAAAAACAACAATTACGAGAAATGGAAAGAATAAAAAAAAGAAACAGAGATATTGTAATTATTACAATAGTTCTTATTATATCAGGTATTGTGATATATAATTACTTTGGATTTCTCTTGAAGATGAAAGGATTTATTTAGTG